GGTAGGCCAGCACCGCTTCCTGCCCCTTGATCTGCACGGAAGGCGGCGCCAGACGCCACGCGATGATGCCATTGCCAAGACGCACAGTCTTGGTTTTGCCGCCATCCGTCAGGGCGTGGCGGTTCGCTTCCGCCCAAAGCTGAAGGCCGCGAAACAGCCGGTCTTCTTCTTCCGCCAGCTTGGCACTTTCGGCTTCGATATCGGCAGTGACGCGCGCCACGGCTTCCGCCAGCGCGGTCTTGTTCAACTGCGTCAGGCGCTGGATTTCGCCGATGCGCGCCAGATAGGTTTCCGCCTCGTCTCGATTTACGGGCGGCGTCGCGGTTTCCGCCGCGCGCTTGTTCTTAGCCATGCTTGGCTTCCTTTGTTCTGAAGGTTGGATGGGGCGCGGCGTGCGTCAGCTTCCACCGCAGATATTCCATGCGGGACCGAAAATTCGGATCATCCGCGTTCAGCTTCCAAACCGCATGATACGCATGCCGCACCGTTGCGCGGTCCTTGCCAAAGGCGCGCGCGACGCGCGACACGCTCATGTTCATCACGTCAATGCAAAGCGTGATCACCACCTGCCGCGCCAGCACCACCTGGCGGTCGCGGCGGCAGGAAGTGATGGCAAGCGCCGTCACTTCAAATTCCAGCGCCACGGCTTCGATCACGTCACTGATCGCAACCGGCGGCGCGGTCGCGGCCAATTCGCGCGTGTTGTTTTCCAGCGCGCGCACGCGGCGGCTCAGCAAATCCACCTGGGTGCGCAAATCTGCCAAGGCGCCGGCGTTCATCAGGCTGCCTCAGCCACCAGCGGCGCGCCCGCGCTCAGCCTTTCCCAGGCCATCCTGATATGCGGCTCCGCCACCGCTTCCGCGCCATCGGCACCGGCCAGCAGATGCGCCATACGCAGCACCTTGGTCAGGTTACGCAGCGCGCCGGGGCGCTTGGCAATCGCCAGCAGCATGGCGCGTTCTTCATTGCCGGGCACATTCCAGGCATCCAGCAGCGCTTCGGCATCGCCTTTCAGCGCGCGCGGCCGCGCAAGCCGCATGCCGACCCGCGAAAACAACTGCGCGAATTGCGCGGCACGCGCGCCGCCTTCCAGCCGCGCATGCACCGCTTCATTGCCCATCAGGCCAATGCCGATATCGGCCAAATCGGAGAACATGCGAAGCTGATCCAGTGTCTGACTGGTCAGATGCTGCGCTTCGTCCACCAGGATCAGGCCCTGGCTGCCGGCCATGCGCTTGGTCAGGCTGCGCGAAAGCTGCTGCGTGGAAAGCCCGCGCGCCGGCACGCCAATCGCTTCCGCCAATTCTTCCAGCACCGCGCGCGGGGTGGACATGGTGGGCTCGGCGGTGATCAGCCAGACATTGGTGTTGCGCTGGGCATAGGCGCGGGCGCTGCTGGTTTTGCCAACACCTGGCGAGCCGGTGATCACCACCAATTCCGGCATGTATTGCGCGTGTTCCAGCGTCGCCAAAATCGCTTTTGCTGTCGGCGTTTGCAGGAAGCCCGGCGCTTTCGGCGCCAGCGCGCGGGTGCGGTCCGTCGCTTCCAGACCGGCCAGCCAATTGCGCGCCTGGTCGGCAATTGGTTGCTGCCGCCCGCGATAGGTATTGCCCATCCAGCTTGAAAAGGTGCCGTAGGGAACGCCGGTTTGCCGCGCGACATCTGTCATCGCAAGGCTTCGTTCGGTCATTTTTGCGCGGATGTGCTGGCGCAGCGCATCCATTTCGTCAGCGTCAACAATTTGGTCAGACATAATCGTTCCTTGGTGTGGGGATGAACCGAGGATCACGCCTCGGGATCGTCAGTGTTCAGCAGGCGCAGATGCGCGGGCGCCTGGCCCTGCCGCATGCTGGCGCGCGCTGCCACAAACAGCCTTTCGGACCGCGCTTCCGAAGTTTCTTCCTCCGTCTCTGGCTTGGGTTTCAGCGCCACCGCACCACGGAAAAGTGGGCGCACGATTTGCGGTGCGGGTGGGTCTGGAATGTCGCGCTGCGCGGCGGCGATATCGCGCGCAATCTGTTCGGCGCTGATGCGTGATTCCGCATCGGCCAGCAGCTTCAGGCCACGGCGGCGCAGGCGCACGGCGCTTGCGGTGCGGCGCGCAGCATCGGTATCGCCAAAGCCTGCATCGGCCCAGCATTCGGCGGTGCAGAAATAATCGCCATTCGCGAGATACACATGAACCGGCGCATGCAGCTTGTCCGGGTCAAAGCGCAGCGCGACATTCCGCCCGCGCAGCTCCACCAGCCGCGCATCATGATAACGATTGCCGAGCAGATGGATTGTCGCGTCGCGCCTGACGCGCACTTCTTCCGCCGCCAACAGGAAGATGCGCCGCTGCGCTTCCGTCGCGCGCGTGATGGGCGCGCTGGCGTAGCTTTCGGCGAAAGTGTCATCGAAGGACCGGCCCCGGCAATTCAGCGCCGCGCGACCAGGCCGCGCATTATGCTCGGCAATCGCCGCTTCCAGCACCGCCATGAATTCGGCGATGGGCACGGCCTTCGCGCCGTAATCATGCGGCTTGTCGGTGGGCTTATTGCCGGTCCAGGCGCCGACAAATGCCGGGTGCCGCGCCACATCGCGGGCAAGGTCGCCAAAGGCGCGTTCGATCGGCTTTGACTGGCCACTGAACGGCTTGGCCCAATGCACCGCCACGCCGAGCGACGCGAAAATGCCCAGCGGTTCTTCTTCCCGCACCCTGAAGCGAAAGCGCCGCTTCAACCCGCCGCTCATGGTCTTATTGGCGGCGGCCAGCGTGTTATCAATCGTCACCGCGCCCGGGATGCCGAATTTTTCGACGACATCACTGAAGGCAAGGCGGAAGGTATCGCCCGTTTCGGCCTGCGCCACGCGATAACCCAGCAATTTGCCGGAATACAAATCCTGGAAGAACACACCCATCGGGCGGCCTTCCGTGCCATCCGGCCACTTCACAAACACATCGAAGCGATGGCCATCCGCATTCACCCATTGCAGCGCATGCAGCATGGAACGGTCGCGCCGCTGAGCCGGAAACATCCGGTTGGTCGCATCCGGCCCTTCGCGGTGCCACGCCACCACCGTCGCCGGCAGGGCATTGATCCGCCGCCGCAGCGTCTGCGATGATGGCAGCACCCAGCCTTTTTGCACGGCCACCTGCTGTAAATCACGCCAGCAGGCTTCAAAGGTCGGGCGGTTCGGCAGCAAATAGCGGGCGCGCAGCCATTCCCAGGCGTCATCGGCGCATTCGGCGCGCGGCCCGCTGCGCCCCGCATATTGCGGCACCAGCCGCGCCAGCCAATGCGCGCGGGGCGCGTCTTCCACCAGCGCGGCCCAGGTATAAAGAGCGGTACGGGAAACCTTGTGTGTCGCCGCCACTTCCATCATGGCAATGGTGCGCGGTGTGCCCTGCGCCACCAGCGACTGCACCGCATCCAGCGCCGCCACACGTTCCGCCGCGCGCTTCTTGTGCTTCTCGGGCGCGCGTTCATACCCCTGCCACGCTGCGTCATCGCTCAATTGCCGCAGCGCGGCATCGCGCGCGGGCTGCGCGATGGTGGCGGCTTCCTTCGCCAGCAGCTTTGCCTGGGTGAAGCTGGGCAGCACCCCCATCCAGTATTCAATGCCGCCACCACTGCCCTTGCGGCGGCGCCACAACCGGCCTTCGGCAGCGGGGTGACGCCATTCTTCGCGTTCCGCCTGCAAGGCCAAGCCTTGCCGCGTATTCGGCAGACCCGGCAGGTCAAGCGCGGCCAATTCGGCCAGCGTGAACCAGCGGTCGGTCTGCGCCAAATTCATCATGCGCCGCTCCGCGCGCTGCGCATCAGAAATTCGCGGCGCTTGCGCAATTCATCTTCGTGATCACGGATGGCTGCCACCTCAATCAGCGGCAGATGGCGGCGTTCAATCACCGCCCAGCCCATGGGCTCGGCCAGCAATTCCAACAGCCGGCGGTCGCGCGTGGCATGCAGCAGCGCCAGGAAGCGCGGCACGCTGATTTTGTGGTCTTCACGCGCCTGGCTGGCATAGGCATCCAGCATCGCCGGGGAAACACGTTCGCCCAGGAAGGTAGACATGCGCGCGGCAATCGCCTCACGCTCCGCATCCGCATCCGCCAGCGCCACCGCCACCGCGCGGGATACGCGGGCCGCGAAATTCACCGCGCGAATTTGTTCTTCCGGGAAGCGCTTCACCGCTTCCGGGGGCTGCCAATCCAACAAATCAGGCTGTCCGGGATGCCGCACCATGGCCGAGCCTCAGGGTTTGATGCCAGCGGCCACGAAGGCCAGCGTGCCGATCCAGAAAAAGCCGATGATGAAGGCGGCTGAGGCCACGCCGCCCAGCGCGGCGCGCAACAGGCGG